GCGGTGGCATAATCTTCTTCATGGATAGCGTTCCACATCTTAACAAACTTACACAAGCGTGGCACACCCATATTAAATGCCATGTCCATAAGAATAAGTTGACGTACACTGTCCAGCCTGTCTACGCAAGGGTGCGCATTTAACAGTTCCTTTTCGACAATCTGTACGTCATTCGTTGCTAGATAGACTGCATCCGCTTCTGTAATACCATACTCATAGATATGGTCAATGGTAGGAATGTCTAGGTCATCTAGTTCTTCCTTAGTAATGCCACGGTCTTCTAGGTTCCGTCCGATACCGATGGTATCAATTCCTAGTGTGTCCTTGTACACCTGTAGTTCTAATCCCTCGTGAGCAATTAGCTTCTCTATAAAATTTTCTCTACGATACTTCATTTGCTTGAACGTGATTCCGTAATCCGATGATTAGACATTCCGGGGTTCTTGCCTTCGTGGTTCATCCACACAGCAAAGGCACCTGTCATAGCACCAGTTACTACAGACACTAGTCCTGCTTGTGCAGCAGATGGATCAGGCAAAGACATGAACCACTCAACTACTCGCCAACTCATCAGTGTCATAACGAGCATCATAAAACGTGGAAGCAGTTTCCACTCTAGTATCTTTTCTGCAGCCATTATTTTTTACCAAAGAATTTTGTAGCTGAACGTACGCCAAAAGAAGCGGCAACGATAACTCCAAGTGAGTACTGATACCACTCAGGCATTTCGTTGAGTCTCGCAAATCCATTGGCTACTACGTCTTCCATACCCGGTACGAATGCTAAGATCAATGGAATGCTAAACAGAATAGTAAGCCATTCATCTTTCCACGAAGATGCACTACCTCTAGCCATCTCCAAGTCCCAGTCAATTTCACCAGTAGCTTTCTTCTGCATTACTACAGCTTCAGCTTGTGCCTTTGCTACCTTAGTCTGTGCATTAGCTTTAGTCTGTTCTACCTTGCCTGACATCCATGTGCCAGCTATTTCTGCAAGTGGTCCGATTAATAAGTTAAGCATTAGACCCCCCGTCTGAACTGTGCGGTTTTCTTTGATATCTTTTCAGGCTGCTTGACGTGTTGCTTACCAGCACGAGTTCCTTCTCTTTTAGCAGCACTCGTCTTTGAATACTCCGCTGGCGTAAGGGCTTTAATTGCTGATGCCGGAAGATATCTTTCGCCTGTAGCTTTTGGTCCTTGGGTGGATGGCTTTCCACTTTTGGTTCTCCAGTCCTGCTTTGTCCAGTTGACTAGACTTTTCTGTGGCTTTTTCATATTACAGTTATACCATTTATATTTCTGTTTGTCAAGTAATTAAAGTAAATGCCATAGCCGAAGCTACCATTGCGAAGACTAAGAACCCTACAGCAACAGCAGCTACTGCAGTTACGGCTATACCAATCTTGACATTCTCCATGATCTCATTGTGCCGCTTCATTGCAGCACGTCTAGCTATGGCTTGGGCTTCTCTAGCTTCTTTAATACGCTTGGCTCTTTCGTCTAGGATACTCTGCCACGTACCATGTCCAAAACGCATATCAATCAATGACCGCATCTCAGCAACTTTTTCTTGCGCTAGTTTAGCGTCAATCATTTCCTGCGCTACGCTTTGTATGCCGAACTGATCTGCTACGCCTGTGCCGGACTTCTTAGCACGTTTCTTCTGTACTTGTTTTTCGCCTTCTAACAGGTTATCAATATGTCCTGCTATCTGTCCTATGTCTTGGGCAGTACCTATAGCTGATTTAATTCCGTCTACCGCACTCTTTACGAGGGCGATACCTGCTAGGGTCTCTGCGATCATGTTGGTTGGTTCCTATTTAGGTTGGGGTCTACATACTGCAGTAATATTTACTCGTCTGCCATCTCCTACTGGAACCGGCCTCTGTCGGGACAACCGTTCAGCAAAATACAAACATCTATCTACGTCTTCAAACTTCTGTGTGCTATCTACAAGTGTTGCACCAAGGTAGACGTACAACACAAACTCAATCACTTGTAGCCGCCACCAGCAGCCTTATATTCACGTGCTAACATCTGTGCTTTACGTGCTGACCACTGACCGGGTGCGCCACCTTTGCTGCCTGCTTTAATCTTTTCAAACAGACGCTTTCTCATTGTAGGCTTAGTGTAGTTGCCAGCTTCATTAACTCTACTTTTGCTTTTCGCTTTACCGCCCTTTGCATAGCTAGACGTTCCAACCGGTTTCTTTTGCGTTCCAGTTTGTGTGGTTTTCTTTTTGGGGGTAGTAATTTTTGAGACACGTAACATTTCCTATCCTCTAGTTGGGTTGTAATATTGACGCACAGAAATAAATACTTCTAAATTCGAACCGCCATCAAATGCACTAATACTGTCTCCTGCATGTAAATGGATTCTATCTGAACCTATGAGGTTATACACATCTTTACCTGCAATAGATTTATCATTTATAACATGGTGATACGTATTTGTATCTGCATGATACCATTGCACAGTTATATGCTTTGTAGAACTACTGCCATTACTTACGTGCAAGAAGTCTATAGTTGCATCATGGTTTGGGGGTGCTGTGTATATAACATCTGCACTTGCACCACCTGCTGTTGCAGTAATAGTAACAGCCTCTGTATCTGTCGTATAGTTATTGCGATCAATAGCCATTACTTATCCCAGTTCAATACAGTACGATGTTTCTTCCAGAACCAATTACCAATACGAGTAAAGGGCTTGCCGATATTAAGTAAAGTCATGCCTAAATAATACACACAAGTTTTACGCATAGGGATTACGTTTGCCAGCAGTTTTTGTGCGTGGGTAAGAACGGTTTTGACTAGCTGTTTTAGTTGTGAGATTACCAGCACGATTATCTTTTGGATTTCCGTTTTTATGTGCAACATCTTTTCCTGTAACATTTTGACCATTATTTTTCGCTATCCTACGTGCAGCATTTCTACTGGCACGATTTTGTTTCTGTTCCGCACTGCTATGGTAATTAGCATATTCACTGGCATAGTCACGAACTACACCACCTACCGCCATCTTACGCTGGCTTCTGGCTTTTTTCTTTGCCTTATCTGTTAGATCACCGTAATGGTACAGCTTCACACTAGTTTTAGTATGTGTTTTATTACTATGTAAAGAACCGTCTGGCATTTTATGGTATGCACCCTTCCAGACAGTTCCATCTCGTGTGTAATGTTTTACACCTTTAGCCATTAGTACTTACTCTTTACCATACCACCTGTAGCGTATTTATGGTCCTTTTTATTAGCCATACCACCGCCCATCATTTCAGCTTTCTTTGACTTCTTCATTTCAGCCATACCGATACCAATAGAGATTACAGGTACTTTCTTTGTAGCTTTGCCACCTTTAGACATTTTGTTTTTTTCTTTGCCTTTAGCTTCTTCCGCTTGTTTCTTCTTAATCTTAGAACCAAACAACTCAATAGCTGCAGACTCACTCATATTATTTTCACGTGCATACTTCATTGCGTAGTTCTGCAGTTGTGTGGATGTCATTTCATCTAGCTTTGTTTTACCGTCAAATAATCCCATTACTTATTCCTTTTACCATTTAACCTTATCAGCCCAATAAGCCGCACTCATTTTGCCCTTGGCAATATTCTTACCATGACGTGCCTTAAATGACGCACGTTTCTTTTTCATTCTGTCTGACTCACCGGCTTTGGGCTTACCTGCTGTACTGGCACCCTGCTCACCAAAACGGATCAGTTTAATCTTCTCACCTTCCTTGGCAAGCACTGCATGTGATTTAGTTGGGTGATTAGGTGTACGCTTGGGCTTGTTGTAGCCAGCAAACTTCTCACCACGATATTCGATTGTCATGTCTTCAATCCTTTTGGTACAGTTAATTCTACATTCACGCTAGTACATCTAGCTGACCAGTCAACTATCTCACCTGTGTCCATCATACCTTGATGCATAGACATTACAAGTTCAGTAGACGGACATTCTTTAACTGCGGTAGTGTAACTTTTTAGTTCACCATCCGGCATTACTATTACGGATAGGTAGACAAGTATGGTGTAGAGTTCCATCACTCATTCCCTTCTGTCCACCCTTCTAAACGCATATAGTCCTCTGTCTCTTTTAGAGTAAAGGTAC